TTTAAGAGGATAGAAACAAAAGCCATCAGGCTTTTTGTATTGGGTAATGAGAGAGTAAAAAAAGGGCTTATAAAAGCCCCTCGTCTGCAAAACTGTAATAGCTTTCTTCTGTCAGGATGATATGGTCTAACAGGTGTAAATCCAAGACCTTGCAGGCTTCTTTTATTTTTGAGGTGATTTGCTTGTCCGGTTCGCTCGGACGTAGATTGCCCGATGGGTGGTTGTGTGAGAGGATTATGCCCGAAGCATGGACTTTTAAGGCTGTTTGCAGGATGATTTTCACGTCCATTACAGTTTCAGACATACCACCTTTAGAGATAAGGGAAACGCCTAAAGCCTTATTAGCCCGATTGAGGAACATTACATAACTTTCTTCGTGGTGTTCCATACATTCGGAATAGAAAGGTTTTAAGTAAGAATAAGAAGTTTGAGAAGAGAGTATTTTTATTCTTTCGGATGCTTTTACATTGTCTTTATAAGAGATAGTGATTTCCGGCATGGTAAATTCTGTTGTTTTCATAACGCTTGAATTTTAAATTAAACAATAAGAAATTTTGCCGGACACCCACAGTTTGGTGGGGACTTCAACCTAATCTTTTCAAAAAATACGACCCGTAGGTGTGGAGATTTTTTAGAAAACCGGAACGGCTCGGATTTGGTATTTGTCCCCACCGGGCTGTAACTTTGCTAAAATTTGTGATTGAGATACGTTACTTTAGGGAACTGAAAAAGGGGTATCACTGGTGACACCCCTTAGACAACCGAATACCTTAAACCGTTATTCGTCATAGGTTCTATATCCTATCGGTTTGCGTGGCTTCGGTTCGGGCTTGCTTAATAATTGGGTCAATGCTTGATAAACTTCACTGAATTGTGCATCAGTGCTTATTTCCAGTTCCTCGATACGTTTCAGCAATTCTTCGTAACCGATTACCATTTGGCGCATAAGGACAAATGCCCGCATGATGGAGATATTCACGTCTATGGCGGTCTGACTGCGCAACACGCTGCTAAGCATGGCAACCCCCTGTTCTGTGAAACAATCGGGAAGTACATAGCTGTGTTTCAGGCTCTCCGGCAACTGGTCACAATTTGTGACCAGTTCGTCCCATTCCTCTTTCGTCATGGTGAAACGAAAATCAGGCGGGAAGCGTTTTTCATTACGTTTCACCGCTTGTTTCAATACTTTGGTCTGTACTCCGTAAAGTTCTGCCAAATGGAAATCAAGCATTACACGGTAACCCCTGATTTCAAAAATTTTGTTCTGAATGATTTGTAAGTCCATAATTCTATTATTTATAAATTAAACATGGTTTCCATATCTTTGAATTGCCCGGAAATAGCGGACATATCACTGGCTATCTTGTTTTCCGTAAAGCAAGTGACTGAAAGCGTACTTTTCAAAAGGCTATGCCCCAATATTTTGGCTGCGGTTTCAAGGGGAATACCGTTTTCCGAAGCTATCGTAGTGGCAAACGTCCGGCGGGCTGAAAAAGTGGTGATAGTTTTGTTTATGCCACATTCAGAAGCAATTTCCCGTAACCGGATATTCATTACAGGCAAAGGAAAAAGCGGAAACAGCCCGCCGTTCTCTTGTTGCCCTTTGTATTTCTCAATTATTTTATAAGGAATATCCAATAGGGGAATAGTACGGGAAAAACGGGTCATAGGAACATATATTCGCAAATAGTGGCTACCACTGGGTAACGTCATAAGCTGTTCTGCACGTAGCTTTTTTAAATCTTCATAAACCAACCCGGTGAAGCAGGAAAATACGAAAACATCACGGACTTTTTCAAGACGTTCAGAAGAAAGTTTCACCTTTAAAAAGGCGGTCAGTTCTTCACGGGTCAGATACTCTTTATGATACTGTCTTTTCATGTGCTTATTTGTTTTAAAATGAATAATAAAAGGTAGAGAACCTGCCGTTTTAACGGCAAGTTCTTTGTTTGAATGGTTACAGGGCTTCTTTATAAATCTTCTCGATGCCGACAAATTTCTTATCAAGTCCCTGCATATCGTTACCTATTTTATTATTGGTAATGCGGGCATAAATTTGCGTGGTTTCTATATTGGTGTGTCCCAACATTTTGCTGACCGTTTCGATGGGAACACCCTTTGCAAGCGTGGTTGTGGTCGCAAATGTGTGGCGCGCAAGGTGAAATGTCAAGTTCTTTTTAATCCCGCAAACGTCCGCTATTTCTTTCAAATACGCATTAAGTTTTTGATTGCTGATTACCGGAAGTACCTTACCGTTCGGCAGCTTGCCTTTATATTTCTTCAATATCATTTTAGGAATATCCAGCAAAGGAACATTTACGTCCGTATTGGTCTTTTGGCGTTTGGTGATTATCCATAACTTGCCGTCAAATGATTTGCGTATATTCTCTTGGGTAAGGTTGGCGACATCAACATAAGCCAAACCAGTGAAACAGGAAAAGATAAACAAGTCCCTGACGTTTTCCAACCGTTCGGAAACCATCTTCTTTTTAAGGATGATTTTAATTTCATCCTCTGACAAATACCCCCTATCTACTTTCTCCAAACGGATTTTATAATTGGCGAACGGGTCGCCTATCAGGATGCCGTTATTACGGGCTATCAAGATTATGCGTTTGAAGAACTGCATAAACTTGGCAGTCGTATTATAACCACATTTACAGGTAGTACGCAAATACAACTCGAAGTCTGTAATAAACATCGGGGTGATTTCATTGATAGCAATATCCGATATATTGTATTTGCTTTGGATAAACTCGGCAAGGTGGCGGCGGGTCACTTCATATTTACGATAGGTGGCAATCGTCTTAGATATGCCGACCAACTGCTTAACATCGTCATTGTGCTTTTTGAAAAGGTTTAAAACGGTTTCGTGTTTTTCACTGTGTCCCAAAAATTCATTTTTCACCTTTTCGGCTGTCACATAGTTATCACGCCGTTGCTGTTCGTGGTAGATATTATTCAGGGATGCTTTTATATCCTCTAATAAGGCATTTATTTTGCCTGCATCTTTACCTTTAGCTTTACCCGCTGCTATATTCCAGTTTTCGGGCAGGATGCTTTGTTTCGTACTAAACTGGCATAACTTACCGTCAATGGTAATTCTTGCCATAATCATAACCTCGCCGTTCTTCTTTTCAGAACCTTTCTTTAAATAGAAAAGGACTTTGAATGTACTCTTCATAACCTCACATTTTTTAAGTTACAAAACTAATGATAACACTTTAAATGTGAGATATTTAGACGGTGGACAAATTCGGACTTCCTGCGGTCATTTTCGGACAAATCGTTACCGTTTTTGTCCGGTAGGGAATAGGTAACGATTTAGTAACGAAACTATGTCTTTTATAGTCCTTTTGTTGTCTTGGAAACAAGACTTATAGGCAATAAAAAAACCTACAAATCGCTGATTTGTAGGTTTTTGTCCTCTTACTGTCCTCTTTTGTCCAGTAGGTTCTGCGGAGAGAGCGGGATTCGAACCCGCGATACACTTTTGGCGTATACACGCTTTCCAGGCGTGCCTCTTCAACCACTCGAGCATCTCTCCTTTCAAAAAACTCAATAAACACTAAGAAAACGCTCCCGTTTTCGTTTCACAACATCGGAGGCGTCGCCCTCCATAAAAACAAAAAAGCAGCCCAAAAGCTGCTTTTCAGCGGAGAGACAGGGATTCGAACCCCGGGTACCTCGCGGTACAACGGTTTTCAAGACCGCCGCAATCGACCACTCTGCCACCTCTCCAAAACTTCCTTGTCAGAAGTGCTTTTCGTTAAAAGCGGTGCAAAGGTACGAAGATATTTTAAACTTGCAAGAGTTTTCACTAAAAATTTAATCTAATCTTTTCCTAAGGATAGCAATTAATAGGTATTTTATGTTGAAAAGCATAAAATAGAGCATATTTATGCTGATTATATGAAAAATGATTGTAACTTTGTGCGCTCTAAAGAATAGGATAACTACAACCTCTAATTTTATCATTTTATGGAATTAAACAAGATCTTTAAAGACGGTCTTTGGAGCAGCGAAATCAACGTCAGAGATTTCGTAAGTCATAACATCACTCCGTATTACGGAGATGCTTCATTCCTCGAAGGACCTACAGAACGTACCAAAGCCGTATGGAACCGCTGCCTCGAAGCACTGGCAGAAGAAAGAGAAAACAACGGTGTCCGCTCATTAGATAATGTTACCGTATCAACCATCACTTCCCACAAGGCCGGATATATCGACAAGGAAAACGAACTGATCGTCGGCCTGCAGACAGACGAACTTCTGAAACGTGCCATCAAGCCTTTCGGAGGTATCAACGTAGTCAGCAAAGCCTGTCACGAAAACGGCGTGGAAGTGGACGACCGCGTAAAAGATATTTTCACTCACTACCGCAAGACGCACAACGACGGAGTATTCGACGTATATACGGAAGAAATCCGTTCCTTCCGTTCGCTGGGATTCCTTACCGGACTTCCCGACAATTATGCACGCGGACGCATCATCGGTGACTACCGCCGTATGGCTCTTTACGGCATCGACCGTCTGATCGAAGCAAAGAAGGAAGATTTGCACAACCTCACCGGTCCGATGACAGAGGCCCGCATCCGCCTGCGCGAAGAAGTGGCAGAACAGATCAAGGCACTGAAAGACATGAAAGTGATGGGCGAATACTACGGTCTCGACCTGAGCCGTCCCGCTTACACGGCACAAGAAGCCGTACAGTGGGTATATATGGCTTACCTTGCCGCCGTCAAAGAACAAGACGGTGCCGCTATGTCACTGGGTAACGTTTCTTCTTTCCTCGATATCTATCTGGAATATGAACTGAGCAAAGGAACCATCACCGAATCGTTCGCGCAAGAGCTGATCGACCAGTTTGTCATCAAACTGCGTATGGTCCGCCACCTGCGTATGCAATCATACAACGACATCTTTGCAGGCGACCCGACCTGGGTAACCGAATCTCTGGGCGGACGTCTCAACGACGGACGTACCAAAGTGACAAAGACCTCCTTCCGTTTTCTGCAGACATTGTACAACCTCGGCCCTTCACCGGAACCGAACCTGACCGTACTCTGGAGCCCGGAACTTCCGGAAGGATTCAAAGAATTCTGTGCAAAGGTTTCTATCGACACTTCTTCTATCCAGTACGAAAACGACGACCTGATGCGTGAAGTACGTCAGTCCGACGACTACGGAATCGCCTGCTGCGTATCATACCAGGAAATAGGCAAGCAGATTCAGTTCTTCGGTGCCCGTTGCAACCTGGCCAAAGCCCTGTTGCTTGCCATCAACGGCGGACGTTGCGAGAATACCGGTACAGTCATGGTGAAGAACATCCCCGTACTGACCAGTGACACGCTGAAGTTCGAAGAAGTAATGGACAACTACAAAAAAGTGCTGACCGAAATCGCCCGCGTATATAACGAAGCGATGAACATCATCCACTATATGCACGACAAGTATTACTACGAGAAGGCCCAGATGGCTCTTGTAGATACGAACCCGCGCATCAACCTGGCTTACGGTGTAGCCGGACTTTCCATCGCCCTCGATTCACTGTCTGCCATCAAATATGCGAAAGTAACTGCCCGCCGCAACGATATCGGCCTGACAGAAGGTTTCGACATCGAAGGAGAATTCCCTTGCTTCGGTAACGACAACGACAAGGTAGACCACCTTGGCGTAGACCTGGTATACTTCTTCAGCGAAGAATTGAAGAAATTGCCAGTTTACAAGAATGCCCGTCCTACCCTCTCCTTGCTGACTATCACTTCCAATGTGATGTACGGCAAAAAGACCGGTGCTACTCCCGACGGACGTGCCAAAGGTGTTGCCTTCGCTCCGGGTGCCAACCCGATGCACGGACGCGACAAGAATGGTGCGATCGCTTCTCTGAGCTCTGTAGCGAAACTTCGTTACCGTGACTCACAGGACGGTATCAGCAACACCTTCTCTATCGTTCCGAAATCACTGGGTGCTACGGACGAAGACCGTATCGAGAACCTCGTAACGATGATGGACGGTTACTTCACCAAAGGTGCTCACCACCTGAACGTAAACGTACTGAACCGTGATATGCTGTACGATGCCATGGAGCATCCGGAAAACTATCCGCAGCTGACTATCCGCGTTTCCGGCTATGCCGTAAACTTCGTGAAGCTGAGCCGCGAACACCAACTGGAAGTTATCAGCCGTAGCTTCCACGAACGTATGTAATCTATTACTCTATATGATGATAAACGTACATTCATACGAAAGTATGGGAACATTCGACGGGCCGGGCTTACGGCTCGTC